CCCCTAGAAAGGTCCCCCGTCCTTCGTATGTAGAATGAATCCTATATACTTCTCCCACATTAACACAGAGGTAGATATGACACGCGATGAGAAAAGGAGGCTGGTAGAATTGGTTGACCGCCTTCAACTGCGGCAAAACCAAATCATCCTTCTCCTTTCCGTGCACCTTCAGACGCTTCAACGCGTCGGACTTGCAGCCGGATACTTCGCGAACGCATCTGCCTCTCGTGTCGACTCTTCCGGGTCGACCGTTAATGTGACCCAAGTTGCGGCTTCCACCTTTCCCCCGCCTTCACTGGAGGCGATGCTCAAGGTTCTCCTTGCATCGCAGACATATGCTGGTTAAGGTTGTGGTGACTGTCGTTATTGGGTTTCGGATAAGTATGCAGGCTGTTCGAGCATTGTTTTCATTGCTCGCATCCTATATACAGTTTTGGAAAGGTTAGCTCATGTTGCTTAACCGTACACGTGCCTACAACTCGTATGAACCTGGTCTTGCGAAGTGGATAACATCAGATGTCGGGTATAAGGAGGACAATGGGAGCGGCTATTGTGCTGGTTCTTACCACACACGAGTCGACACTCCCGTTGAACGACAAATACCCCTGAGGTTCTCACACGGCTCGATTTCAGACTACAAGTCTCCCATTCCGCTACGTCATTTGCGTGGTTTTCGTAAACGACATCGTGGTGCCCCATATCTTGTTAAAGACGTGGTACATCACAAAGTCTCGCTTGATCCCTTTAAGGATGGCGGGAAGCACAAAATCCCTAGACAGGATGATGTGACCTTCGAATACAATGCCAACTATGATACGGCGGAATGTAGGTCGGAACGTACAGTTACGATGTCCTGTTCTCCACTCGGATTTCTATGTTACCGATATGGCTCCGATTTTGTTCGCGATCAAATTTTTGCGAACTTCGAAGTCTCACATCCTGGTGACACCGTCTTCCAAACAGTGGATTGGGCAGCTATCGCTGATGCATTTGATGAGAGATGTAAATCTCTTATCCCCTCCAGTTTCTTTCTAGGTGAATCCATGTACGAGTCGAGCATTTTTAAGAACGCTCTTCTCTTCGTGGCCAATCCTAGTAGGTCTGTTGGACGTCTTATCAAGGACGTCCAAAAGAGGGGTTTGCATCGTCTGAATATGGGGAAGATCGCTAATTACTATCGTCAGCAGGACCGTAGGGTTTCACACCTTCGATCCCGCGATTCGATCGTAGCCGCAGCCGATAGAAGCTTAAAACTTCTCTCGGATAGAGGCCGTAGTAGCATCTTCCAATCACGTCAGAACGAGATTGCCGTCAGGGGATCATTCAAGGACCTTATTGACTTACACCTTTCATATAAATTTGGTGTAAAGCCCGCAATCGATGATCTAAAAGATATGTTCAGCGCACATTCCGAAGTGGAAGGGCGTCTGGCATATCTATCTAAACATCGTGGGCAATATGTCCCTATCAGAGCTAGTCGGAAGCTCCCTGCTTCCTTCTCACCTGGTTCCTTTCCTCCCACCGGTGACTTAGAATTCTCTTCTGTGTTGCAGGAATGCTACACTAAAGCAGTAATTTTCGGTCTGGGGAAAGTGAGGAATGACATCCACGAGGCTTCTAGATGGCGCGCCTATACTGAGTACTTTGGCCTTAACAAGGTCATCGGTCTCGGTTGGGAGCTCGTTCCATTTAGTTTCGTGGTTGATTGGTTTACAAACTCTCAGGAAGTGGTCAATAAATTGACGCGTATTCCTTTGGGCGAGTCACCATTCATGAATCTAGCTTGCATTGGGCATTCTTACAAGAACGTGTCGACCTTTGATTACGTTTGTAATCCTGGATTCGATCATGCTCTTAGTATGTCCCTTGTGTCGCCAGATTCGCCATTTCCGATATGCTCTTATAGTATATCGGATTATACCAGGCAATCCGGGTTTCCAAACACATCGCTGTTCGATAGTCTGTCGAACTTCGGTCTCTTCCAAGGGGTAACCGGAAGTGAACTTCTTTTGCAGAAGTTCCTCTAGTTAACCCTCACAGACTCGCGTGGCGTGTGCCACACTAACCGTTGCCCAACTAATAACAATACGGCGACAGAACTTGGAGTTATCTCATGTCTCTTACAGTCACCCGTTCCAATGGAACGTCCGATATCATCTTCTCGCTCCAGCAGTCCAAAGATACGCAAAGGATCTTTATCAATCCGTCCAGCACCATTGCTGAGCCAGAAACGATAACTATCCAATCGTTCCTCAAACCGCCGGGGTCGAAGGGAACCGATCGTTTCCTCTTCAAGGCTCAGAAAACCTTTCAGGAGGACACGACGGGCAATACCATCTTCGCATATGCGAAGCTGGAAATTGCTATCCCCAGAAGTACGGAAAGCGGTCTGTCTACGGCAGTTGCCGATCAGATTGCATTCCTGAAATCGCTGATGACGGCGGCTAACATCACGGCTTTGTCGGCAGGAGTTATGCCCGAATCGGGCGACTTCCATGTCGACACTTTTAATCCCGCTTAACAAAGGGATTCGAAGTGCTATGATGTTATCGCTTTAATTGGCGATGATGATACGGTTCGGTGCTGTGAGTTTCGCATGAGATGCAAGGAGGATAACCCTATATGGGGGACCTTAAATGCGTCCTTGAGCGAATCGTCGCACTCCGTCAATCAATGGTTGATGACGGAATACTAAACGGAGTACCTTTCCACGAGAATGACATTCGTACACTAACTGAGAGGTTAGCGTCCGAAGGTTCTAGCTTTGTCAAGGTTACCCTCCCTGTTTTGGGGAAGGCCCTCGATTTTGGCTTGACCAGCGGGACATTCACATGTCCCGTTGGCTTTGCGGTTCGGAAGGGGACAAATCTCCCTAGATTCCTTAACGCTTGTTTTGAACAAGTATTCGGGATCGACGGGGCTCTCCGTTCAGCTCCTAATGTTACTACCATATATTTCCTAAGGCAGTTTCTCCGTCTCGATGATAAGTTGGAAACAACTTATACCGATACACAAGAGAAAGCTGCCGTGGACGGTTTTCGTGAGAGACAGCGGCGTATCGGAGAAATCCGACTACCACGCAATCACCCCGTCTTGTATCGGGCTCAACGCCTGATTACTAGGATGATGAAGCGTTGTGATCTTTCCTCTATCTCACCTGGTCATGGACCTGGTGGTGTAGCGGAGGGTTACGATCGCTTCACGCGTTGGGATATTCGCGCTTGGCCCTCGCGGGCCGAGCGTTGGTACCCCTACAATATATATGGATCTCAGTCCTTTCAAGCCCTTTGTTTTCAGGGGCCACCCGTTATGGTAAATGATTCCATTACGAAGTGTTCCCTTGTACCGAAGGACTTTAAAGGTCCTCGCTTGATATCCTCTGAGAGTGCTGCTACGCAGTACCTTCAGCAGGGTCAAATGAAGTTGTTAATGCATTACGTGGAAAATCATAGGCTTATGTCTCGCTCGATAGCCTTCCGTGATCAAACACGGAATCAGCGTCGCTGCGAAACGGCTTATGAGGACGGTATGGCAACATTGGACTTGTCCAATGCTTCCGATACCGTTTCAGCTGCGCTCGTATGGTACCTCCTCGCGGGGGTACCGTCTTTACGATCACAGCTATTCTGTACGCGCTCCCAATACATGGATGTAAAGGGAGAGCGTATTCGAATCACTGCATTTTCTCCAATGGGTTCAGCAGTCTGCTTCCCAGTGGAAACACTCGTCTTCTGGGCGCTAGCAATGGCGTCCGTAAGATTCGTGCAACATCATTGGATGGACGGATCGAAAGATCCTACCATCCCTAGCGAATCTGAGATGGCGTCAGCCGTCGCAGTTTTCGGTGACGATATTATCGTTCCAGATTATGCGTTGGCAGTACTTATTGGCACCCTTATCTCAGTCGGATGTGAACCGAATATGTCAAAGACATGTTCGACTACGCCCTTCCGGGAGTCATGTGGTGCCGAGTACTTTAATCACACAGACGTTGCGTTAATTCGCAACAGGAGATATGATTATGACGACAGTAAGAAGCTCATCAACCTCCCTGCGTTGCTTGATCTACAAAGGAAATTCTTCCTTTGCGGATTGTACAACACAGCTGCACTTTTGCGTCGATGGGGCCAAGAAATTGGTCCAATTGTTACGCAAACGCCCCCATATTTGTCATATGGGCTCGATTCAAGTCGACGGGTCTATATCGTTTACGATGAATTACGTAATCGGTTCAGGACCAATGTCGGACTCAGATCGGGAGAAATTCACAGAGAACGCCCTCCATACCTTGGCAACTGCATCACAGCAGTTCCTTCGGGCCTGGGGAGAAGTATCCGTGAAGAAGGCGCCTTTGATCGGCTATGTTGTGCGTTTTGGTTCGACAATTCACTTGATTGTGGAATGCGAACCAGGTACAACACTAGCTACCAAAGATACGAGTGCAGATGCCCTGGTCTTTTTCTACGGACCAGGGAATGGCCTCACCATATCCAACCATCAGACGAAAGTTCCTGTGAAGAACAGGTTGTTCGCAGCGGATCTGGACGTTTTATCCCGAGAGGGATTAGACGGCCAACCGTTGGTGATGGTCACCCGCGATTGTTAGCGCGGTTGATTGGTGATAGTGTAGAACGGATTGCCATCCGGGACGTTATGTTCAAAATGGCATGGTCGGAAATACCTTTCCCTTACGCCTCTCAGCGTATTGTAAGGTAATTTCTAGGGTGACGGGCTTTATGCTTTCTCCTGAGTGGGCGGTCAGAAGTGACTGCCCCGGGGACGCTCGAAA